GGCCGCCCGCGTAGTACACGCCCTGGTTCGACTTGGTCAGGGCCACGTTCTGCCACGACGCCGGGTCGATCGCGATGTTGTCCGGCTCGATGAACGAGTTGACCCGGATCTGCGTGATCATCCGGTAAACCGCGTCCATGTCGTTGTCCGTGGCCGGCGAGTTGGTGCCGAGCGCGTTCGCCGTCGCCGAACCCTTGGCGAAGGTGGTGGACAGACCGGACCGGTTCAGGAGGCCCAGGATGTTCGGCGCCGTGCCGTTGCCGGAGAGGAGCTGAACCTCCTCGGTGGCCTTCAGGTCGGCGACGAGCTGCGCGTCGAGGAAGCTCTGGATCTGCGAGAAGTCCTCGAGCATCTCGTCGGTGACGTGGTACGTCTCCGCGATCTTCGACAGCGTCGAGTCGACGACGGCCAGCGAGTTGGCGCCCTCGGGCTTGAGCGCGCCTTCAGCCACGGTCGCAGCAGCGTTGGTGTACGCCGCCTGGACGACGTAGCGCAGCAGCGGGGAGTCAGTGGCGCCAGACGGGAACAGGTCGGCGATGGTCAGCGGCGCCCGGCGGATCGCCACGATGCCCGGGAGCACCGTGGGGGTCTGGACCGCGGCATAGCCCGGACCGGGGGTGCCGGCCGTGCCTTCCGAGATCAGCGTCTTCAGCTCGACCTGGCCCGTGGAGAACCGCTTGCCGGAGAAGGTGCCACCGAACTGCTGGCGGGTGCCCTTGATGCCTTCGACGAACTGCGCGCCCAGGGACTTGACCTGCGCGGCGTCGCTGCCCGACTTCTCCTCGGGCTTGGCGTCGGAGGCGCCGGAGCCGCGGAGCTGGCTGACGACGTCGTCAACAGCCTTGAGGTCAGCGACCTCCTTCTGCCACTTGGTGAGGTCTTCCTTGTACGCCTTGAGGTTGGTGGCCTTCTCGGCGGTGGTCAGGTTGCCGTCCTCGACAACCGTGAGCATCTTGGTCGACAGGTCGCGCACGCGCTCCTGCGCCTCGTGAAGCGTCGGCATGAGCCGACTCCTTTCGGGACTGTGGGCGCACGTTGGGCACGCCGAATGGCCCGGTCACCGGCGGTGGCGGGCTGGGGTGGAGCGGGTGTTACAGGTCGCGCCCTGCGTTCAGCGCGTCCGCGACGTACGACCAGATCTCGGCGTCGAGAGCGGCGGCATCGTCGGCGGCGGGAGCGGCGGCCTTGGTGGCGGCGGCTTCGGCGGCGTCCTTGCCTTCGATCTCGGCGTCGACCTCGGTGGTCGCAGCCTCAGTGGTCTTGGTGTCGGCGGTGTCGGCCGTCTTCCGGCCGGTCTCCACGCCGTTGGCGTCGCCGTCGTTGTCGGGGTCGCCGGACGAGCCGCCCTCCTCGGACGAGCCGTTGCCGCAGATGGCGCCGAGGTTCGACACGAGGTCGTGGATGGCCTGAACGATCGCCTGGTCGCCCGCAGAGTTGCGGGAGCCGGCCTTCAGCAGCGTCTCGACACCGTTGAGCACGGTGGTTGCCGACTTGGCGGACAGCACCGTCGCCGAACGGTTCGACGGGACCGGGGTAAAGGCACCGTTCAGCAGGTCGGCCTTGATGATCCGGGTCGTGCCGTCCTCGTCCTTGGACTTCTTCGACGGGATCATGGCAACCGACGCGGTACGGATATGCCCCTCACGGACCAGCGTGCGGGTCGTCTGCCCCAGCTCGGTCGAGGCGAACGATCCCTCAACCTGCAGGTTGCCGTCAGCGTTGTAGAACGGCCGCCCAGAGGCCACCGTCGTCGCCACGCTCATGCCGTGATCGATGTCCATCGCGATGTGATCAGGCAGCGGCTCGAACGCTCCCGGAGCGACGATCTCGCCGTCACGGTCCACATCGGAGGTCGACAGGATCAGCGAGAACGTGCCGGGCCCCGTCTCATCGTCAGGGCCGGGCTCAATCGACGCGATGGCCTTGGTGACCGCGAAGTCACCGCGCAACCGGCTGCGTGAGGTCATGCGGTTAGCTCCTTCGGCTGGTCCAGGTCGACGGCGGCGTTGATCCACTGCCGAAGTTCAGTCATGTCTGCTCCGCGCGCCTTGGCGACGTGCACCAGCGCCAGGACCACGTCCTCGGCCAGCACGCCCTTCGCCACCGTCCGCGGGTCGATGTCGTCCACCGACCTGATCCGCGACATGCGCCCCTGAAGCGTGCGGGCCTGGTCGAGAGTGAGTCCCTTGCTGCGAGGCGCGGGGAGTACTGGAGCGGCGGGAGCGGCCTGCACGGCGCTGCCCTGCCCGTTGCCTGCCGCAGCAGCGGGGTCGTCCATCGGGACGGGCCAGTGGCGGGAGTCGGACTTCGGCGGGGCAAGCGGGCCAACCCCGACGTCGACCTTCTCCAGCAGCTTCAGCGGCAGCAGCGCCGAGTTGACCAGCAGGTCGTCCGAGCCCTCCTTGTCGGGAAGGTTCATCCGCCGCCGCGCCTCCCTCGGCGTGAACAGCCCCACGCCCACGGCCTGCGCGAACGCTGCGATCTGCTGCTCGAACGTGCCGGCGAGCATGTCGGTCATGTCGAACGCCCCGACGATGTCCCCGTCCCCAGCGAAGTCCGGGACCGTCATCTGGTGGTGCACCGTGGCCGCGAGGTCATCGCACTCGGGGCCCATCGAGTCCCGGTAGACACTGCGGGCCTGCTCGGTGATGTTCGAGTAGGTGGCGTGGTCGAGGATGTGCACCGCCGACGGGGGCATGTCGTAGGCCGCGCACACTTCCTCGCGGTTGAGCTGCCGGGAGGCGATGTACTGCAGTTCCTCGGCGCTCAGCGAGATCGGAGCCGGCGTCAGGCCCTCCTCGAGGATGGCCGTCTTCGCCCACGAGTCCACGCCCGCGTGCTTGGCGTCCCAGGTGGCCGTCAGGCGGTTGTACGCCGTGTCAGAGAGCTTGTTGGGCGTCGTCAGGGCCATCGACGGGCGGGCGCCGTTCGCCCACATCGCCGTCGCCGCACGACGGGCCGCGTCCTCGTTCAGCAGCGTCTGCCGCAGCGGCTCCATCGGCGACATGCCGCGCTCGAGGTTCTCGACGTTGAACCGACGGAAGTGCACCACATCGGCCTCATCGACCGGCGGGAACAGGGGCACGTTGCGCGCTCCGGTCGTGAACACGTACTTCCACCGGCCGTCGTCGCCACGCAGGGTGATCGTGTTCGTCGGGTGCATCGGCCAGACCTCACGGACCCGGCCGCCAGGATCGCGGACCTTGAACCAGATCGCCTCGCCGTAGATGTCGCGCATGGACATCGTCCACGTCCACAACTGCACCGGGTTCATCGACCGGTTCGGGCGTGCCATGAGCTGCGCGAAGTTCGTGTCGTTCGCGGCCTGGAACGACCCGTCGGGCTGCGTCTTGTTGACGCGATATTCGAGCCGCGAGACGGTCTTGGCGCGCTTGTTGATCAGGACGTAGGTCCACAGCTGCGACTTGTAGAGCGTCGCGTAGGAAGCCTGCAGGCCCGACAGGTTGAGCGACCCGCCGCCGTAGTAGGAGCCGAACGCGGCCATCGGCGTGATGGCGCCCAGCTCGTCGTACGGCATCTGGGTCGGTCCCGTAGCGGTGACGAAGTTCCCGTTGGAGACGAGCACGCGTGCTTACCTCCTGGTCACGGGCGTTGGATGTACGCGATTCGTTCGCGCGGGATCAGGAGCTCGCCGTCGACAGCCACCCGCGAACCCTGCGGACCAAGCTGCTCGGCCTCACGCAGCAACAGCCAGCCGTCATCGAGGTCGGCGATCACGCCTGCGAATGCCTGACCGTCAAGCTGGGTCACGATCACCCGCACGGCCAGCCGGTCGGCGATCAACTTCTGAGCGCGGGCCGTCTTACGGTTCATGCGGCGAGGTTCCCCATCGCCTTCCACGTGCCAGGCGAGCCAGCCGTCACACACACCCAGCCAGCCGTCCCAGCAGCAGACGGGGCGCTGTTGAAGCGGATGTCCCCACGAGCCCACGTGCCCGTAGTCGGAGCCGCCGTGCCCGACGTGATGCTCAGCCCGGCCAGCGGAGCCACCGCTACGTCGGCCGCGGGCTGCGCAGCCACCGTGTAGCCGATGCGGGTCAGCTCAGCCACCACGTTGTCAGGAACTGGCCCGGAGTAGACCCGGGAAGCGAACTGCATCGTGAAGCCCTTGACGGTGATCGTCCCGGCATAGCCGGCCGTCGGATGCGTGACCGTGTAGTTCACAGGAAACGCACGCCCCTCTCCTCGTAGACCGAAGCTCGCTCGAGCGAGGCCAGGTGTGCAGCAAGCACCACCGCCGACAGTGGTGAGATGTCCGTGGAGCCCTTGCGGTCGAACAGGTAGGCGTCCCCGGAGGTGCGCTTCACCGCGCCGGACACGGCTTTGTCCAGTTCTCCCTGGGTCAAGTGCCGTAGACCGCGCTGGACGACGAGGTCGTAGAACCGGCCGCAGGCAGCCGCGTAGTCGGCGGTTGGGTACTTGACCACCTTCATATCGGCGGCCTCAATGTCCTCGACTAGGGAGCCGGCGGGGGAGTTCGGCGATAGCGCGACTTCCTCAGCGCCGAGTTCCCTGAGCTTTCCGACCACCCAGTCCGTGCCGGGGTGGTTCTCCGCGACCTGGACGTGCAGTAGACCGTCAGGGCGGCGGCCAGCAACCGCGATACACGCCCAGGAGCGATCCTGAGCAACCTCGATCCCGAAATCGATCTGGCCCTTGATCGCCGAGGTGTCGTCGGCGACGTCCTCCCACGATGTCCCTGGGAAAATCGGAGGAGTTACGCCTACAACCTCGTCAAAAACGCCCAGTCGTTCCCGGCAGCGACCCGCCAGCGAGAGCGATCCGGCTTCCATCGCCAGATAGTCCGTGCCGAGGAACTTCGTCCCCAGCGACGGGTTGGCCATCGCCACGTTCGCCATGTCGTCCGGATCCGGCAGGGGATCGCCGTAGCCGGGCTGCGGGACCGACCACTCCATATAGGCGAGAGTCGGTGAGCCCTCAATGCCGCGCTTGCGAATCTGCGCCAGGACCACCGAATGTGGCAGACCGGCGCTTGACGTGTACCACACCTGCGGGTTCTGCGAGCTCGTCATCGTCGGCACCAGAGCTTCCCGCTCGGCGTCGTTGAGGTCGTATGCCTCATCGAATACGAGGAGGTCCGTCTTGGTGAGACCACGGCCGGCATTAGGGCCGCGGGCGATGAACATGAGCTTGGCGCCGTTCTTCAGCTCGATCGACTTCTCGATCGGCGAGTTCAGCGTGCGCTTCACCCGCGCCTTGAGGTCAGGGGAGCCCTCGACCAGCGCCAGGATCCGCGTGAAAGCGTCCGTCGCAGTGCGGAACTGCTGCGCGGTATGCACGATCCGCTCACCCAGCAGGAACAGGCCCCCGAGTTCGCGCGCCTCGAGGATGCTGCCTTTTCCATTCTGCCGGCTGACGGTGACGCCAACCTCGCTGGCCGCCCATTTGCCATCGGCACGCTCGCCCATCGCTGTTCGCAGGACCAGCCGCTGCCAGGGAAGCAGGACAAGGCCGTTCTTAGCGCAGAAGTCGGCGATCTCGTCGCCCGAGGAGTCTACCGAGGGCGGGTAGGTCCAGATCCGAGGAGTCTCAGATCCCCGCAGCTGCTCGGCGGGCGGCGCGCTTGGCGCTGAACTCGTCAACGGAGTCCTCCGCCTTCGGTGTGCGCTCCCGGATTGCCTGCATGGTGGCCCGGAGTTCCTTGACCATCGCGGGAGCGGCCATCAACGAGCGCCCTGAGTCGACCGCTGCGGCCAGCGCAAGGGCCGACTGACCCTCCACTGTGTCCAGCGCACTCAGCGTCTCCAGCTCGCTCTGAGTGGCGTCGTAGCAAGAGGACACTCACGCCGCCTTTCTCCTAGCGCTTACACAGGCCCGGGAACAGTTCCACTGAGTCCTGGACTTGGGGTGGAAGGACAACCCACACCCATCGCAGACCCGATCGACCAGCCGGCGACGCTGACCACTAGGACGGCTCGCGCCGTAGTTTCGCTTCATCGCACCCGCCCGCGTATTGCAAGATGCGTGGGACAGCCCGAGGTACCCGCTGCGGTCATCGGTGTGGTCGAGATGCAGTTCTTTGGGATCCAGCATCGGGTCGCCACATCGAACACATGGGTCGCCGGGGCGGAAGGCGCTAATGAACTGCTTCCGCATCTTCTGGTGTTCGTATCCGTACCCGCGTGCTGCCGAGGGCAGCCTCACGTACTTGGCAAGGCTCGGATCCGCCGCGATCTGATCTACCACTTCCGCGTTACGGCGGCGTCGGCATGGGTGACACCTGGAAACGCCACCCCGCGAGAAGGCGACTCGAGTTCCGCAACTGACGCATGGCGAAGACGAAGGCTTGATACCGCGATGCCGGCATGTGGGGCATCGCTTCTGGGGGCGGGCGCTTGTTGCCTCGAATTCGACCGAGCAGTAGGCGCAAGACCTCATCGGATAGCGCCCGTCACGGACCAGCGGGATGGGCTTGATGCGCGGTCGACGGCTATAAGGGACCGGGGCGGCCTGACGGCAAGGTCGACAGACGCTCTGCCCGGGCGGCAAGGACGACGTGCCCCTCCACATGAGGGACCCGCATCGGGCGCAAGGGACATCGGGACGACGAGGCATCGAGCACTCCCAGGTATGCGGAAGCCCCGACGCCTGGGAACGTCGGGGCTTCCTAACCGCGAGGATCAGTCGCGGCTGCTATTGCGTTGTGAATCGCCCAGGTGTAGAAAGAACATGCAGGTCAGAGCGGTGAGGACACCCGCCGACCAAGATCACACAAGACGCCGGGAAGGCCGGATGATCTTGTGCTGCGCCATGATTTTCGGCTCCAAAAAAAGAGGCGACGGCTACACGGTCTTCCT